CGGTGCATCCTCTGCCACAGGTTACAAAGGTGCATCCTCTGCCACAGGTGACTACGGTGCATCCTCTGCCACAGGTAACTGCGGTGCATCCTCTGCCACAGGTTACAAAGGTGCATCCTCTGCCAACGATCCTGAGAGCGTTGCGGTTGCATGGGGATACAAAGGAAAAGCAATGGGTGCCCTTGGTTCCCATATTGTCCTTGCTGAATGGAACTACATTGGTAGCAAAGATAATGATAGATATGACAGATCGGAGCAGAAAGCATGGGAGTTTGTCGGTGCTAAGATGTTTCGGGTAGACGGTGAAAAAGTGAAGCCGGATACATGGTACAGATTGGAAAATGGCGAACTTGTGGAGGTGGATTGACATGGGAAAAAAGGAAGAATTTGTGATCGCTGTTCCTTACGATGACTTTGTTTGTGGATTACAGGCATTGCGGATTCTTATATCTGCCAGGCAGATGTTAAAAAGCGGTGATGCCTTTGCATCCGATGGACTTAAGGCAATCCTCGGAATTAAAACAGAGGAAGGTGATAAGGATGCCGGAAAGGATTGAGAACCGAATGGTTGTGGATTCTGAATATGAATATGCCGGAAAGCCTGTCCATCAATGTCAGATATGTTCGAGCAATATTTATTCTGGAGATGATTTTTACAATTTCAATGGTGATATCGTTTGCGACAGTTGCGGGTGGGAATATGTACGAGAGAACTTTCGGCAGACAGCAGAATAGGAGAAAGAATATGGAAAGAGAAAGAATGACCATTACCACAGCGGAGTACAAACAGTTGCTGGAAAGTAAAATCCGCATGGATTTACTCTGGCAGAGATGCTTGAAAATGAAGCATGAGGATGATGTAAACGAGATGTTTATTGACGAGATTCAATTTATTTTGAACGCGGATGACAACTACGATCCATTTTGTGGACTTCCGATGGAAGATGTGCCGCAGAGAAATTTTGATTTACATGAAGATGGGAGGAATTAAGTATGGCAACACCGGTATTGATTATAGGTAAATCTGGAGCGGGAAAAAGCACGAGCATGAGAAACTGCTCCGGAAACGATGACTGGAATGTCATCAGAGTATTAAATAAGCCGTTGCCCTTTAAAGGGAAAATTAATGGTTGGAAGACGGACGATTACCAAACTGTCATGAAGTGCCTTTATTCTGCCAAAGCAAAGAACATTGTGTTGGATGACGCAGGGTATCTGATTACTAACCAGTTTATGAATGGCCATGCGAGCCAGGGAGCAGGAAACGCAATCTTTTCATTTTATAACAAAATCGGTGATTCCTTCTGGAATCTGATCACTTTTATCACCGACAAGCTGCCGGAGGAAAAGATCGTGTACATCATGATGCACGAGGAGCAGAATGACTTCGGCCAGATCAAGGCAAAAACGATCGGTAAGATTTTGGATGAGAAGGTGTGTATCGAGGGTATGTTTACAATCGTCCTGCGGTGCATTGAGGAATCTGGAAAGCATTTATTTGTCACCCAGTCAGCGGATGGAGCAATCAGCAAGTCTCCCATGGGAATGTTTGATGATCTGACTATTGACAACGATCTGTTGTTGGTGGAAAAGGCTATCCGTGAATATTACGAGATTTAAGGAGGTATTAAATTTGGAACTTTTGTTGTTTATTCTGATTTTTATTTTTCTTCTGATCGTTGTCATAGCAATTACTGACACAATCGAAAAATGCAGTTATTACAAATGGAAAGCAAAAAGTAACAGGGAATTTTTAGACAAAAGAAGCGAAGATTTAGACAAAGAAAGCGAGGATAAAAATGCAAAAACCGAATAATTACGATGAAACACAGGCACAGGGAGAATGGACACCGGTGGAGTTGGGTGGACATAAGATGATTATCAAACAGGTTAGTGAAAAGCAGTCTCAAAACGGAAAGCCTATGATCGTAGTGCTGTTTGATTTTGCACCGGATGATAAGCAGCCGAACTACTTCATGGATTCTTTTCAGAATGACAGCAGACCGGATAAAAAGTGGTCTAATCAGGGCACGCAGTACATTCTGACGGAAGATCAGGACGCAAAGTGCTCCCGAAGTTTCAAAACTTTCTGCGCTTGTGTAGAAAATTCCAACACCGGATTCACTTGTTGGAAAAATGATCAGTTTGATTTTGCTGGAATCAAAGGGAAAAAGATTGGCGGTGTATTTGGCGAGCAGATGGATTTTTACAACGGCGAGGAAAAGAAAAAGCGTGTCCTTAGGTGGTTCTGCTCAATAGACAAAGCAGCAGATGCAGTAATCCCGGATTTGTCAGAGACCAAAGCATACAAGGAAAGACCGAAGAATACAGCCACCGGACCGGATAGTTTTATGAGTATTCCTGATGATATTGACGATCTTGAATTACCATTTAATTAGGAGGCAATATGTCTGCACCAAAAAACAATCATAATCATTTAAAACATGGATTATCTCATACAAGAATTGATAACATTTATAAATCAATGATTTCTCGGTGTTATAAAAGAAATAATAACAGATATGATCGATACGGAGGAAGAGGTATTTCTGTCTGCGATGAATGGTTGAATGATAAAAAGAATTTTTTTGAATGGGCTTTTAATAACGGATATTCTGAAAAACTAACAATAGACAGAATAAATGTTGATGGTAATTATTGTCCAGAAAATTGTAGATGGTCAACAATGAGGCAACAGCAGAACAATCGTTCAAATAATATTTATATTTCTTTGAATGGAGAAACACATACTATTTCTGAATGGTCAATTATAACTGGGATAAAAAGATGTACGATTTGGAACCGTTATAAAAATGGTTGGACACCAGAAAGAGTGCTCTCATGAAAAAAAAAAGCATTGCAGAAATAAAGAGGATGGAGCAGGAGATTAAGCAAAGGCTTCTGCTTATCAATCCGAAACTAAATGAGCAGAGCGGCATTTACTTTCTGACCAGAGAGGACGAGCAGGGCATCAAATACGCTTACATTGGACAGGCAAAGCATATCCTCTCTCGGTTGGCTCAACACATGACGGGTTATCAGCACATTGATCTGAGCCTTAAAAAACATGGTCTAATTTCCAACAGCAATATGTGCGGATGGAATGTCAATTTTTTGAACTTCCCGGAGGAACTGCTGGACGAAAAAGAGCAGTATTACATCAAAAAATATGCTCTTGGAGGGTATCAACTTCGCAACAAAACAGCCGGCGGGCAAGGATCCGGAAAGAAGCAGATTGATGATTACAGACCTGGGAAAACATACCGGCAGGGAGTTGAACAAGGCATGAAAAATGCAAGCCGAGATGTGGCAAAACTGTTTGAAAAGCATCTGAATGTTTTTGCCAAAAACAGCCCGCCGACAGTCAATCAGATAAAAGCTATGGACAAATTTAAGAAATTCTTGGAGTTGAGCAAAGATGACAGCGGAGGAAATTAAACAGCAGTATTCCATGCGTGATGTGGTGGAAATGTATGGTTTTTATCCAAACAGGGCCGGTTTTATCTCCTGTCCGTTCCACTCCGGGGATTACAGTCCATCCATGAAAATCTACCAGAAAGATTTCCACTGCCATGCTTGTGGGGCGAATGGAGATATTTTCACTTTCGTTCAGCGGATGGATAATTGCTCATTCAAGGATGCATTTTTGAAGCTGGGTGGCGAATACGAGCATAAGACAGACTGGCAGCGGAAAAAATTCGAGTATCAATTACAACAAAAGAAAGAGAAAGAGAGGAAAGAACTGGAACGTAAGCGGCAATGGAAGAGAGAAATACTGCAGGACATACCAATGCAAAAGCTATTTGCTAAATGCTTTCCAGTTTTTTCCGACGATTGGTGCGCAGCAGTGAACCGATTAGAATATGATTTTTACATTTTGGATGAAATGAATAGAGAGGGGGTGAAACTATTTGATTGAAATAGCAACACTCGATGCAGAATCCGTCATGTCAGATGCGGTGCTTGACGAGGTGTTCGAGGAAACGGACCCAATAATGCGGAGCCGTATACTTTTATCTTTGCAAGAAAGGGCAAAGCTTCTCGGTGTGAAGACGAAATTTGACACGATGGTACGGGCATATAACAAAGTTGAGAGACAGATAAAAAAAGATGAGCGGGATAAGAAAAATACACCCAATATGGATGACCGAATGACAGAATTTGACTACTTCGAGGACGGACATGAGTTATCATGCGGTTCCTGGTATGCAAATCAGAACGGTGTCAGATCTTATGATTTTATGGGTGAGCATATTGCCTGCTATCATCCGATTCTAATATCAAAAAGGCTGGTCAATGCAGAGACGGGAATCGAAAAGGTGCGATTAGCGTTCTGTAAAGGCTTCAAATGGAAAGAAATCACCGTAGATAAGGAAACTATCGCATCTAGCAATAAAATCGTTTCTTTGGCTAAATACGGGGTGTCAGTGACATCTGAAAATGCAAGGTTACTTGTACGTTTCCTGTCAGACCTTGAAAACCTGAATATTACCCAAATTGACAATGTGGTATCCACATCGAAATTTGGGTGGATCGGGAAAGAATTTATGCCGTATGATGTTCAAATCGAATTTGATGCAGAGAGCCGGTTTAAGGATATTTATGATAGTTTACAGTCAAAAGGAAATTATGATGAGTGGCTGAAGCTTATTCGGCAGATCCGCAAGTCAGGAAGATATGAACCACAGTTATACCTTGCCGGAGCGTTTGCAAGTATTCTGCTCAAACCGCTGAATGTGCTGCCGTTTATCCTCAATCTCTGGGGAGAAACCGGAAAAGGTAAAACGGTTGCACTGATGGTAGCGTGTTCTGTATGGGCGAACCCTGCAGAGAATAAGTACATAACTGATTCATCCAGTACACAAGTAGCCGTGGAAGTCAGGGAGGATATTCTGAACAACTTACCACTGATGATGGATGATCTGTCAAAGGTTCGTGATCGGCTGGGAGATGGCTTTGCAGATTTTATTTATCTGTTGTGTGGCGGAAAAGGTAAAGACCGCAGCAACGTCAATCTCGGAATGAATAAGCAGAATACCTGGCAGAATATATGTCTTACCAACATCGAGAGGCCTTTGACAAACGACACAATGCGTGCCGGGGCTATCAACCGTATCCTTGATTTTGAAATGGATGACGGATCCATATTCAGGAATGGAAACCACGTAGTAAGCGTTTTAAGCAAGAATTATGGGTTCGCAGGTAAAATGTTTGTTGACATCATAAAAGATATGGATTTGGACGAATTAAGAGCCATGCAAGAGGGATTCCTGCGGAAGATAAACGAATATGCTCAATTAAAAGAGCAAGAGAAAGAGGAAAAACAGTCCATACCGCTGTCCATCCTACTAACCGCTGACAAGATCGCAACGGATGAGATCTTCCAAGATGGAATCTACCTTGATCTGGAACGATGCACCGATGCTCTCAAGAATAAAGGAGATGTGTCGGAGAACGACCGAGCATATGAATTTATTCTGTCGGAGATCACTATCAACATCAATAAATTTGTACCGGATGACACCGGAGCATACCGCGGGGAAATGTGGGGATGTATCAAGGATGGCTATGTAGTGATCATTTCATCAGCGTTTGACCGGATTGTGGAGCGTGGAAATTTTTCCCGCAAAGGGTTCCTTCAGTGGGCGGTGAAGCGGGAAATTGTGCAGCCTGACAACCGCGGGATTGCCACAAAAACCTGCCGTTTTAGCGGGATTGCACCGAAATGTGTGTGGCTGCGGTTACCGGATGATCTGACGGATGAGAATGGATTTATTAAGGTACCGGAAGATATGCAGGAACAGTTGCCATTTACATGATTCTGTGACCGCGTGACCGCTGTGACCGCAAAAAAATGACTATATATAAAGCGAATAAAAAAATATGAAAATTAAAAATTTTTCATTTTGTTCTATAGAATTACAAAAAAGTATGGTCACACGGTCACACCCGCATAAACACTGGATTTCTTCGGTCACATACAATGGTCACAGATATATATTTTATGGTCACTATATATAAATTATATATAGAAAAGAGGTTTTTATGGACAATCAGGAGAAAGAAAAAGCTTCAAAAGTGTTCACTGCGGTATGGGATATTACCAGGAGATATGCATTTATTCCATTAGATGATTTCCTGTGGGAAAGATTTGTTGAAGAAATGGAATCAAAATCGCAGGAGTTTCGGCAAGTGGATGACCCGATTTGGCATTTATACCGTGGAATTATAGGAGTAGTGCAAGATTATAAGATAGCAAAGGAGAAAGAGAGGAAGAATGGGAACAGTCAGGAAGTACAGCAAGCACCGGGCATGGACGCTGGAAGAAATCAACAGACTTGAAAGGATGTGTGAAAAGGGACTGCCGCAGGAAACGATCGCTCAGTCTCTTGGAAGAACAGTAGCCAGCGTAAAAAGCAAACGGATCGCACTGGATCTACCAGGAATGAAAGACAGCCTTGATCGCCTGACAATGACAGACATAAGCATCTTGTGTGGTGTCAGTAAAGATTCTGTCAATAAGACATGGATCCGCCGGGGGCTGGCTACTCGGAAATATGGTGGGGTGAGACATACTTCTGAAAAAATTCTGTTTGATTTTATGCAAAACAATCAGGACCTGTGGAATGCAGCAGACTGTGATAAATATTTCTTCCAGAATCAAAAGTGGTTTGCAGATAAATTAAAATCAGAGCGAACAGACGGTGGAAAAAGAAAAACTTATGAGTTTTGGACAGAATATGAAAAAGCACGTATTCGGATGCTCTGGCAGAGAGGTTTTTCTTACCGGGAGATCTCCGTGAAGATGGGTAGGAGTTTCCAGTCAGTATATCTGTATATTAACAGAAATCTGAAAGAGGGTGATGCAAATGAAAAGACCGTTGCCGCCAAGTAACCGTAGTTATTTGCTACCAGGTGATTATCAAGCTATGGCGGAAAAGCCGAACAATGCTGTTGTTAGACCGTCATATCACATGGAGTACATCAAGAAATATGGAAATATCTATCCAAAGGAGAAGAACCATGAAGATATATGCCGTGAAGAATGACAAGGACAGCTACCCGAATATAGGGGACGGGCTGTTGGAAGTCTCGGAAAGCCGGCCGACATTCTTCCGGCTGGCAGGGAGTAACCGGCATTACCCGTACAGAGATTTTACTTTTTATGACCGTAACGGAGTGCAGATGCCGAAGAAGTTTTTGAGAGCATGAGAAAGGAGTGTATGCAAGATGAAGTTTATCGTGACTTTATCAGATATGGTTGGAGTGGTATTGATCGCATTGTTGATTTTTGTATGGATAATCTTTGGAATGATTATCTTGATAAACATTGCGAAAGAAAACATCGAATACAGAATTGACAAATGGAAAAGAGAACGAGAAGCCATGAAGGAATGGGAAAGGAGCAAGGATGGAGAGACTGACAAATAGTGACAAAGAAATACCAACACTTGTAAATAATGCAGAGTACTGGCTGGAAGTATATTTCAAATTAAAAGATATTGAGGATGCCGAGGAACAGGGATTGCTACTGCGGTTGCCGTGCAAGGTTGGAACAGAAGTCTACAACATTACTTGGTGGGATGATGTTCAAGAAAAAGTAGTAGTAAAAGGAAAAACATATTGCCGAACAGTCCATAAGCACAAGGTAACAAAGTCAACTTTCAGTTACTTTGATATAGATGAATTTGGCAAAACTATCTTTTTAACCAAAGAGGAAGCCGAAGCCAAGCTGAAAGAATTGAGAGGTGCGGAATGAAGAACAATATCCATAAAAAATTAGTTTTTCAGGATAATTTTATCAAACGCTGGTGTTGCTCTTCCAGTAACCATCCAAGCGGTTGTTCATGGTGGAAACGTCATAACATAAAGAAGGAGCGCAAGAAATTAAAGGAAATGGGGTTCGAGGAATGAAGAGAGAAGAAGCTATCAAGGATTTGGACATTATCAGGTTTAATCCTCATTGGGATGAACTTGTAAATGAAGAATATTGGGAAGAACTTATGGAAATGGCAATCACTGCCTTGCAGAATCAGCCGGTTTGGATTCCGGTAAGCGAGAAACTGCCTGAAGAATCTCTTAATAGCGTAATTGGATGGGATACATATCGAAACCGTTGTTGCTTTGTACAATATTTGGGAGGACGGTTTGTCCTCGGTGATGATATTGATAGCGTAAATGTTATAGCCTGGATGCCACTGCCGGAGCCATACCGGGAAAGTGAGGAAGAAGATGGCAAAGTGTAAGAATTGCAAACATCTGCATACCATGTACGACTGTAGAAATGAATCATTTAAGTGGTGTGCATATATAAATGACAATCCGCATGAGGATATAGAAAGAGACTGCGAGCATTACGCACCGATGATCAACGCAGACCGGATCCGCAGCATGACGGACGAGGAGTTGGCAATGGCGCTGTTATGTGTCCTGCGGAATTTAAAGAAGAAAGTGAGGAATGAGGATGAAGACAGTAACAATCGAACTTATTAACGGATATTTTATCGAGGTGGACGAACTGAACCACACTCTTAAGCAGAGATACCAGGGAGAGACAAAGGATGGCGAGAAAAAGCCTGCGGAGAGAATTATAGGATATTATCCCAGTGTCAGAGCGTGTGTGGAACGCATTGTAAAGCTTATTCCACTGGATGAAAACGATGGCAAAGTAATTTCTATGCGAGATTATGTTGACGAGGTTGAAAAAGCCTTTAAGAGAGTTTCCGAGTTGAAGTTGTAGGAGGAATGAGGATGCAGGATAGATATTTATTCCGTGGAAAGCGGATTGATAATGGAGAATGGGTACATGGTTACTTGTTTGATGATGGATTTGAAAATGGAAGAGTATTTATTGGCGGAATTGTTATTGAAAAATACAATGGAACTGCTTGTGATGATTGGAATGTTACTGGTATAAATTTTTACGAGATAGACCCGAACATTATCTGCCAGTGCACCGGACTTAAGGATAAGAACGGTAATCTGATTTTTGAAAATGACATTGTTAAACACTACAATGATGATGCACATCCAGAAAGCTATTGCACTGGCACTGTACTTTGGGATGAAAATTATGCCGGATTTTATCGGACAAGTAATGAGTATGGATTATCAAAGCCACGTATAAGCAGTGATTGTATTTATGAGGTTGTCGGGAACACATTTGACAACCCGGAGCTGTTGGAGGTGTAAGAATGACAGAGAATGAAGCAATAGCTAGATTTAAGAGTTGTCAGGAGAATGTTGGAAAATGTGAAAAGTGCAGATTCTATAGTTGCTGTGGTATATACGATATGGAAGATACGGCAATCAAGGCACTGGAAGAGGTACAGCAGTACCGAGCTATTGGCACTGTTGAAGAACTAGAAACAGCATCCAAGTATCTGCGACTGGTCAAGAAACATGGAACTGTTGGAAAAACTATTGAGGAATGCGCGGAATACGAAGAAATCGGCACGGTGGAGGAATTCCGTGAAGCTGTGGAGAAGCAGACAGCCTACTACCCGGACAGAGTTGTCCATCAGTTGGAAGAACGCACAGCATTCCTTAAAGACTGTACGAAGTATGGAAATAAGACAGCAGAGCAGCAGTCAAAATCCTACGACACTATGATGATGTATGAGGTCAAGGATTTGGTAGGTGATTTGTTGGAGATAGTAAAAGCAGGTGGAACAGATGACACACATTGAGACTTTGATTATGAATCAGGTAAGAAAATCTCTTGAGTCTTTGGAAGAACAAGGAGTGGGATTTATCGATGAAGAGTTTTCCACTAAAGGAGAAATTCACTACAACATTGATAATGCAACTTACATGGTAAAAGTAGTGGAGGACAAATAGATGCAGAACATTAATTACACCGCTCTGTATGCCGAGAATGAGGACTTTAAACGGTATGTTGACCGCTACTGCGTAAAACACAGAATCAGCGTTGATGAAGCCTTGCAGCACTATCTGGTGCGCATGGCTGGTAGGATGTACAAGGAACAAGCAGAAACGACAATAAGAAAGGGATAACGGCATGGAAAATAAACATACATTGACAGACCTATATCAAATGCAAGCGTTACCGTTGTCTGCCAAAATACGAATGACAAAATACCGTATAATGCAATGGATTGAAGAATACGGAGAGGACGGTGTTTATATTAGCTTTAGTGGTGGAAAAGATAGCACAGTACTTCTCGATATTGTGAGACAGGATTACCCAAATATACCGGCAATGTTTGTTGATGTGCCAACGCAATATCCGGAACTGAAAGAATTTGTCAAGACGTTTGATAATGTGGAGATCTTAAAGCCGAAAATATCATTTATGGATGTCTGTAAAAAATATGGATTTCCTATGTTCTCAAAAGAGATCTCTAGTTGCATAGGAGAGGCAAGAAAATATTTTGAAAACATTGAAAAAGGAAATAACAAAAATACAATCTTGACAGACAGACAGACAGACAGACAGACAGACCTTCCATATGCTTATCGCATAGCAGATCTTGTGGGAATAGACAGGAGAAAGGACAAAGAGAATCCAGAATATCAAAAGATCAAGAAGGGGAATATCCCTAACGCACCTGCGAGAACAAAACAACTTTTAGGTATATATAAGCATAGGGAAAATGGTGTTGATACAGATGAATATTCAAAGATGTATGATAGGTCAAAGTATATTTTTATGCTTGATGCAAAGTTTGCTTGTTCTGATATGTGTTGCAAAGTTATGAAAAAGGCACCTGCTCATGAATACGGAAAAAGAACCGGAAGAAAAGCTATAACGGCGCAGATGGCAAGCGAAAGCAAACTGCGTACAACACAATGGATAAAAAACGGATGCAACGGTTTTGATATGAAAACACCCATCAGTAATCCCATGTCTTTTTGGACGGAGCAAGACGTTCTTTTGTATATAAAACTATATGGAAAAGATATAGTAAAAAGGAAAATCAATAATAACAGTGATGTTATGTTTTATGGAAATCGTATTGTTGATCGTAAAACAGGAAAAACCATAGAAGAACAAGAATTTTATAATCCTATCTGCTCTGTATATGGTGATGTTGTCATTGATTATGATGCAGAGGGAAGTGTTGATGGTCAAATGGACTTGTCGGAGTTATCTGCTGATTATGGATTGTTTGAAACCGGAAACAGACCGCTTAAGACTACTGGATGCAATAGAACAGGATGCGTGTTGTGTGGTTTCGGGTGTCATCTTGAAAAGCCGGGAGAAGGACGCTTTGAACGGCTAAAGGAAACTCATCAAGGAATGTATAAACTGTTGGATGTTATTGAAAACAATGGGGTTACATATCGTGAAGCTATTGATTGGATTAACGAACATGGAAATATGAACATTAAGTATTAAATCCATCAGAAAGGAATCAGAACCTATGCGCATGGTAACGATATATCGGGTTCCTGGAAGAGAGAATGAAGAAATTAAAATGTGAGATTTACAGAGATTCAATGCAGAACTATAAGAAATACGCAATACCTCCGGCACAGCTTATCATTGCAGATGTCCCGTATAATGTAGGCAAGAACTTCTACGGAAGTAATCCTATGTGGTACAACGGTGGGGATAACAAGAACGGTGAGAGTAAATTTGCCGGGAAAGCAGCATTCAATTCAGATTTCAACTTCAATCTGTATGAGTATTTTCATTTCTGCTCCAAAATGCTGAAAAAGGACGATAAAAAGACCGTAAACCGTGGCAGAAGTAGTGACAGCCCTTGCATGATCGTGTTCTGCTCTTTTGAACAGATGCCTACGCTGATTGATGCCGCCTATAAGCATGGATTCGTCCATTACATACCGCTTGTATTTGTGAAAAATTATAGTCCGCAGGTGTTGAAAGCTAACATGAGAGTTGTTGGAGCAACGGAGTATGCTCTTGTGTTCTACCGTGACAAGCTGCCGAAGTTCATGAACGGTGCAAAGGTTGACGAGGACGGAAAGACGATCCGTGGCACTGGGAAAATGATTTTTAACTGGTTCAGTTGGGAGAAAGACGGAAAAGATATTCCGAAAATCCATCCGGCGCAGAAGCCGGTAGCGGTGCTGAAAAAACTGATAGAGATTTTTACAGATCCCGGTGATGTAGTGATTGATCCTTGCTGTGGCAGCGGTAGTACCTTGAGAGCAGCCGCAGAGATCGGGAGAAGTGCATTCGGATTTGAGATTGACCGCAACTTTTATCAGAGAGCCAAAAATGAGATGATTGTCTTTGAAAGATATAATCAGATTAGTTTTGAGGATATTCAGGGGGTGATGCCGTAATGGATTTTGGATATTACAACATGGATTGCATGGATGGGATGAAAGAGTTCCCGGATGGTTACTTTGATCTTGCGATTGTGGATCCACCGTATGGTATTGGAGAAAATGGGGATAAAAACCATACAAGAGGTAGACTGGCAAAAGCAAAGGATTACAAGAGTTTTAACGGAATGGATATAAATCCACCAAACGAAAAATATTTTGATGAACTGTTTAGAGTGTCAAAAAATCAGATTATTTTTGGGGCAAATCATTTTATAAGCAAAATGCCGTTTGATAGTAGTTGTTGGATTGTTTGGGATAAAGATAATGGAAATACTGATTTTGCTGATTGTGAACTTGCATGGACTTCGTTCAGTACTGCAGTAAGGAAGATTAAATATAGGTGGCAAGGAATGCTTCAGCAAAATATGAAACACAAAGAAAACCGTATTCATCCTACACAAAAACCAGTGGCACTATATGAATGGCTCCTAAACCGCTATGCAAAGCCCGGAGACATTATCCTAGACACACATGTAGGCAGTGCTAGCAGCTTGATAGCCTGCTACAGAACCAACCATTCATATGTTGGCTTTGAACTGGACAAGCATTATTATGATTTATCCAAAAAGAGATTAGATGCAGAAATGGCACAAATGCGATTATCTGATTTTATGCCGGGGGTGATGCCATGATTAGACCAGCTGATAATTGGTGCATATATGATGAGCATCTTATTAAGCAGGAACTGAAAACAGGAACTAAAAAGTGAAATAGTAACTCAAAAGTTGAGTTAAAAAGTGAAAAATTTAATTAAAAATTTGAGTTACTATTTGAGTTGTTTTAAATAAGTTAAATTAGAAAGTAGGTAAAAAGATGTTTGATACTTATAGCCCAACACAAAAAGTAAACGTAAATGCGGTTAGCGGAACATTGTCAAAAACCTGTAAAGATAGCTATTTTCAGTGTTGTCAAAGAGGAAGTAGAAATTTTGATGACATTGTAAATAAAAGACATGTTGTTATATTGCAGGCAATGATTATGTCCAATGATTATGTGATGTTTGAAGTTATTTCGCAAAAAGATTTTGAAAAAATAGCTGAAAATTAGAAGATAAGCTGGAAAATATGTCACCTTATGGAGTCGTAGACATAGTGGATAGGGATGAAGAGTTAACTTAGGAATGGAGGTAGAGAATATGAGCAAGACAGAGATCTGCCAGATGTGTGATAACTATTCGGTGCGCAACAAGTGTGATCAGAAGAAAGAATGTAAAATCATGAAAATGATCGATGAAAATGCAGCATTAAAAAAGCAGGTGAGGGAGCTTAAAAAGGAGCTTGCGGATGCAAAACTGAATATGTCGTACATGGTCAACCCAAATGCCATCGGTAACGGGAATGACATGGGATGGTAACTTAGGATTTAGCGGAGGTAGCGGAAATGTGTGATCTTAAGTGGGTAGAAGTTGATCCGGAACAGAATGACTGGGAAATACAATATGATGTAGTTGCCTATGATGGTAATGTCACCATAGGCAGTATCGTGTACTGTGGATCAGATATAGGCTGGCAGTCGGTTATAGAGGGACATATGGATTATTTGGCAGCAGAAACACTGGCAGAAGCCAAGAATGAAATGATTTGTGCATTGGAAAGTCATTGCGATGATCAAATAAACTATTATAAGGATCTGCAAGAAAGCATTGATGATCTAAAATGAAATAGAGGGTCAGCCGTTTGACCGTTCAAGATGACCTTATAAACTTCTGAGACGGTACCACGATATTTAGCCTTCTGCCGAAAAACGAAGGACGGTTTTGCTGTTTTTGCGATAAGAAAGCAGCATTTAAACTGAAAGAGGGTATGAAATAACTCTTCCAAATTCTATGCCTTTTGTTCCGTCTTGCAAATTAACAATATGCACGGTTTCCGAATCGTAAATAATAATGTTTATTTCGTCTGGCTCTGCTCTGCCTGTGTAAGGATTACAATAAATGCAATTGCTTCCATCCTCCATGTAACATAAATACATTTTTGCTAATTCTTTCATAATTTCCACCTTTTAACCTTTCGTTTGTAAATTTGCTTCAATGCAATCAATGATAAATTGATTTAGGCTCTTCCCTGATGCTTCCGCAGCGGATCTGTACTCCTCTTTCTTTCCTTTCGGAATACGAATCCTGATTTCATCCAGTGTTGACAGATATTTTTTTGCATATCCAAGTTGCTTTTGCGATACTGCCATGTCATCAACTCCTTTCAATGAGTATAATAGCACATTCCTATTGCTATGGGAACATATAAAATGCACAAAAATATGGGAACATATTTGTATAATTTGACAATTGAAACTATGGGAACATAGTTATATAATAGCATCATAAGGAACAGCAAACAACCACTTGAAAGGATGGGTAAAAGATATGAAAGTTAAAGATTATTTGAAAAGCAATACAAATAAAATAGCATACACAATTAAAGATAGTAAAAAAAGTTATTTATGCAATATTTTTGAAGCAAATAGTTATTTTGGAAATAATGATATAAAAAATATAGCATACAAATACAATAATGAGCAATTACCTATTTTGTATTTGCAATAAAGACCAACCGAGCCGGGGCGGTTTCCCCGGCAGAAAGCGAGGAAAAAATGACGAAAGCAAATAAGGAGATTTTACAGACATACCGCAAATTACAGCATGAATTCGATGAATCCATATCGTGGTCTGACTGGGTAGGAAGAAGATGCCGCGTACTGGCAGAAACATCACCGAACGTATCTTGCAAAGTATTCAATAGGCTTGCAAATAGTATATGCAAATAGGGAGAGCATAACGCTCTCTCTATTTTTCTGCAATCATTCTGTTGATCTCCTGGCAGTCTTCCTGCGATTGCTGATAGAGCGTGTAAGCCGTGTCGGCTTTTATTGCGGATCCTGCCTTTTCTGCTAGAATTCGATAGTCATTCATTTTCTGAGCGCATCCATACTGCGCATACTCCAGTAATTTCTGTTTGTCCATATATTTCTCCTTTGGTGGTCGGTTATCTGTTGCAATAAAATCATAGGTCTTTTTGTCGGATGATGTCAAAAGGTTTTCGGCGCGACTTCCGACTATTATTTTAAATATGTGTTGTCAAGTGAAAAATAACGGTTGTTGTTGAAAAGTAATAACGTATGTTATATAATTGATGTATAATAGATTGTTTATGGAGTAGAATGGCAAGAAAAAGGCATGGGTTAAATAAGGGGTGAGTAACTATTGGCACGAGAGCAGAATTTAATACCGGGCGGATATAAGCTATCAGTCGAAGAACAGTCGATGGGCGGTAAGCGGTCGGGAGAGGTCAGAAGAAAGAAAAAGACCATGTCTGCTCTTGCAACGATGATGGTCAATGCACAACTTCAAGGCAAGACCAAAGATACCATAAAAAAACAATTCGGCTTGTCTGATGACGATGATATTACCATTGCCAGTGCCATGATGGCGGGGCAGATGCAGTCCGCCATGAAAGGTGACAGCAAGGCATTTAATGCTATCTCCGCTCTTATCAAGGAGCAGGAAGACAAGGAAGCCAAGGAAGAAGCAGAGAGAATTGCAAAGCTTAATCAGCATTACCATTTAGACCTTGACATGATCCCCGACAACTTTCATGCGGCGATCCGTGACATCCGCAACGAGAAGCATCAGGAATATGTATTCAAGGGTGGACGAGGAGGAACAAAGTCCTCTGATATTGCACAGATCATCATAGAATTGATGCGCAACAACCATGACGTCCATGCTGTGGTATGTCGTAAGGTTGGAAACACACTAAAGGATTCTGTCTACAGTAAGATCAAATGGGCTATTGGAAAACAGGGATTCACCGAGGAATTTGATGCACACAAGTCACCACTGGAGATTACTCTTAAAGCCACTGGCCAGAAGATATACTTCCGTGGTGCGGACGAGCCGGAGAAGATTAAATCCATCTCCCCGGAGTTTGGATATATTGCTATTCTGTGGTTTGAGGAACTGGACCAGTTCGCAGGACCAGAAGAAATCCGTAACATTACCCAGTCTGCCATCCGTGGCGGTAATAAAGCATGGATATTCAAGTCATTTAACCCGCCCAAGACTGCAAATAACTGGGCGAATAAATATGTCTTAGAACCCAAGGACAACATGATCGTGCACCACTCTACCTACTTAGATGTGCCCCAGGAATGGTTGGGGCAACCGTTTATTGACGAAGCAGAGCATCTGAAAGAGGTAAACCCGGATGCATACGAACATGAGTACATGGGAATCGCAAACGGCAACGGTGGCAACGTATTTGAATATTTGGAGATCAGGGAGATCACAGATGAAGAGATTCGCACGTTTGATAAAATCTATCAGGGACAGGACTGGGGATGGTTCCCGGATCCGGCAGCGTTTATTCGGCTGGCATATAACCCGGCACAGGAATGCATATACATGATAGATGAGCATTATGTCAAAAAGACCACGAATGCGGACAATGCAAAGTGGATCATTGACAAAGGGTACTATGATTGTACGATTACTTGCGATTCTGCTGAGAAAAAATCTACCAACGATTACAAAGATGCTGGTCTCATTGCCAAGAATGCAATCAAAGGCCCTGGATCTGTGGAATACGGAATGAAGTGGCTGCAAGGGCGCAAGATTGTAATTGACCCACGCAGGACACCGAACGCATACAAGGAATTTACGGAATATGAATACGAGCGGGACAAGGACGGAGAAATAATCAGCGGTTATCCAGATGAGAATAACCACTTGATAGATGCAACGAGATATGCTCTTGAAAGATTCTGCAACAAGCGAGGTACGAGCGCATAATGGGATTGATTCAGACTATAAAAGGATGGGTAAATATGCTGTTAAAGAGAAAAGCGGAAGATGAATTCCTGGTGGATGCTATCAACACAGACACGATGGACAAATTTATCAAGCAGTGTGTGCAGATCTATCAGGGTAAACCGGAATGGCTGGATGAGAAAGACCATATCAAGACTATCAACTTTGCAAAGTCTATCTGCTCCGAGGTGGCGCGACTGGCCACTCTCGCAATCAGGATTACGGTTGATGGCTCTGCACGGGCGGACTGGCTGCAACAGCAGATCGAGAATGTGTATTTCAATCTCCGGCACTGGGTAGAATATGGCTGCGTGTACGGCACAGTGATCCTTAAGCCTAACGGCACAGGGATTGACCTGTTTACACCGGACAGATTCTTGGTGACGGAATGCGTAAATGATAAAATAACTGGTGTTATCTTCTATTTTTCCGAAAAAGTTAAAAAGGATCTGTGGTATACCCGACTGGAATATCACAGATTTGCCGATGATGGCTCTTATTTGATTGACAATGTGTGCTATGAGGGAAAGAGCAAGGATGATACCTACAAAAAGGTTGATATCTCCGAGACACCGTGGAATGGACTTCTTGAAAGTGCTGTGATAGGTGGGATAGAACAGCCTTTGTATGGTGTCCTACGCACTCCCCAGGCGAATAACATTGACATCAACAGTCCTTTGTCCATGCCTATCTTCGCGGAAGCTATCGAGGAATTGAAAGACCTTGATATTGCTTATAGTCGAAACAGTAAGGAAATCGTGGACAGCAAGCGCACAGTGTTGATGGATGCTGACAAACTGTTTCCGTTCCAGACTTCAGAGCTGTTTAGACTTGATCCCACTATTGCCGCAGGCAGGATGAAAGAAAAGATGGGTATGCCGGATTATGTCAAGGTGATAGAGGGCAACGGATCAGATGACTTCTACCAGGAGATCAATCCTACCTTACAGACACAGGCCAGACTTGATGGAATTAATGCTATTCTGTCACAGATCGGATATAAGATTGGCTTCAGTAATGGATATTTCGTATTCAATCAGAAAACTGGCATGGTTACCGCCACGCAGGTCGAATCAGATGACCGCAGGACAATCCAGTTTATCAAGGATGTCCGGGACAAATTAGAGGACTGTTTGGATGATACCATCTATGCATTGGATGTGATGGCTACGCTTTACGGACTGGCTCCGGCCGGAACATATGAAGTAACATATGACTTCGGAGATATTACATATAATCGAGAAGAAGACCGCCTGCGGTGGTGGCAGTATGTTCAAGCGGGTAAAGTTCCGGCATGGATGTTTTTTGTGAAATTTGAGGGTATGAGCGAGGAAGAAGCCAAAGCTATGGTTGATGAAGCCCAGCCCAAGGAAGAAATGCTGTTTCCAGAGTAACTTGATTGCTCTTTTACCATTTTGGCATGATAGAACACAAATAACTTATCATCTTCTGCATTTGCGCTGACCGAGAAGTGAGAGAATAAGCGGTTATAGCCTCCTTTCTAAAAAATCCTAAAGGGGTGATAGAGTGGCACATGGCAAGAACTACTATGCATCAGAATTTCATAAGTACTCTATCCACCGGACGGAAAAGGGTATTCGGATAGATATTAACTTCCAGCCATTGGGAGAAGCTCTTGACCGGGCACAGCTTGCGCTGGACAACCAGGTATGGGACGATATGAAACGGCATATGCCGCGGAGAGACGGGGAACTGATACGAAGGACTAACGCTCTGAATGAAGTATCTGCCGGATCGGGTGAAGTCCATGTGTATGACCCTACTCTGCCGTATGCCCATTATATGTATATGGGTGAGAAATATATTGACCCGGTGTGGCGGGTTGGTGGCTTTTATGGTATTCTGCCGGATAAAGAGGGACAATGGTGGAGTCGTAAGGGTGTAACCAAGATTCCAAGCGGAGAACCGATAAAATATACTAATCCTGAAGCAATATCTCTGTGGGATGTGGAAGCTATTGAGAGATACGGTGATGACTGGGTGGAAGTAGTCAGACGGGTATTAGAAGGGAGTGACTTGAATAATTGATAACTCCTGAATATTTGAATGAGGTGATCCAAGGGGTAGAACTGGCGGTCAATCGTCTGAACAACCAGTTGCTGAAAGAGGTAGTAAGAAAGATCGTAGAAGCCTTTTACTCTGGCAAAGACATATTGATGCCGTCTACCATCCATAAATTGCATCAGATTGTACAAAGTGGATACACACTTGACGAAATTCGAAAGACCATAGAGGATGCACTGCCGGACATATCCTCAGAGATCCATAAGGCATTTTTAGAATCTGCTAACACCATAGCAGCATACAATTATGAGTTTTCAAAATTGATGATCCATGAGTATAACATCAATCGGGAGATGCCGGAATATACTTTTGAGAACATTCCGCTGTCTGCCAAGGACCTGAACATGACCAGGATGGAGATCATGAAATTGGAAAACGCATACAAGCGCACAAACGGCACTGTCAGAAATCTGACCAGGACCACTGCAATATCTGTGCAGAATGAATATATACAAGCTTGTGACGATGCTTTTATGAAAGCGCAGGCGGGAGTGCCAGTACAGCAAGCTGTCAATGATGTTGTGGGAGACCTTGCCAAACGTGGGATTACAACAGTAGAATATGGCACCGGGCACACGGACAAGATTGACACAGCCATTGCAAGGGCAGTCCGCACTGGAATCAACCAGGCAAATAGCGAGATTATTCTTACCCGCTGTGCAGAAATGGGAATCCAGTATGTAAAAGTAAGTCAGCATTTGGGAGCGAGAGTTACCAAGCATGATGATTACACTAATCATTCATGGTGGCAAGGAAAGATTTATTCCCTTGACTGGACAAAAGATGTGCTTATTAAAAACATGGCATCTGTGCCATTGCAAGACAAGGAATTTGGCTATTTGCAAGAATTAAAACAGAAGCTAATGGTAGAAAAGAAATATAACTACCCTGACTTTGTGGAGACTTGCGGATATGGTCAGATTGAGGGAATCATCGGTATAAACTGCCGCCATACGTTTCAAATGTGGCTTCCGGGAATCAATATCAATCATGATGAGCCGATTGACCCGAAAGAGAATGAAAAGCGGTATAGGCATGAGCAGGAACAGCGGGCAATGGAGCGGAAAATCCGCAGAATGAAAGGCGAGCGAAAGGCACTGCAGCAGATCCCACGGAACAAGGACACGGATGCAAAGATTGCGCTGTTGACAGAAAAAATCAAGAAAGCTGTCGAGAAGTATCAGGAGCATTGCAAAAAATACGGTCTGCCATATTATTCTGACAGACTGGGAATAGGGGTGATATGATGTACACATATTATAATCCAAATCCTAACGGAGCCACGGTCGGTGATTGTGTGGTCCGGGCACTGTGCAAGGCTTTTTGTATGGACTGGGACAAGTGCTTTTCGGAGCTGGTCGCATATGCCTACTGGCTGAAGGATATGCCCTCTGCCAACCGTGTATGGGGTAAACTGCTTGCAGACAAGGGATATCACCGTAAAATTTGCGATTGTGACTGCACGGTAGCGGAATTTGCCGAAGAGCACACGGACGGTATTTACATCCTTGCATTGCAAGGTCATGTCGTTTGCGTGATTGACGGTGTTTACTATGATTCGTGGGATTCCGGGCGGGAAGTACCACTGTATTACTGGCAGAAATAAAAGTACAAAAGGAGAATAATTATTATGGAGTTTTTGAACACATTTTTTTCGATTTGTGGCGGTGTCTCGATTGTAGGCGGTGCGGTTGCTATTGTTTGGAAAGCTATTAACCCAGCGGTAAAGTTAGGAAAGCGTGTTGAAGAGTTGGAGAAAAAATCTGATAATGATTATGAATCCATAGAAGCTATAAAAAATGCGCAGTCTCTTCTCTGCCAAGGAATGATAGCAATGATTGATGCGCAGTTGACCGGAAACAACGTAGAAAATCTAAAAACGACCAAGGACAATATGATTAAATATCTTGCGGATTCCAAGTAGTGGGGGATAAAAATTGAAAATCTGTGAATTTACAATGCCGGAGATCAGATATCTGTTGGCAGAATGTAATTTTACAGAGGATGAGCGCACACTGTTTGACATGAGGTGCGTGGATGTACCACTGGAAGAATGTGCGGAGCGCATGAATGTGTCTATCAGCACTGTAAACAGGCTAAACAAACGCATAAAACAAAAAGTTGGTAAAATAAAATATTGATAGTATAATATATCCATAGAAAGGATGTGGGTATATGTTTGTTGCATTTTTGTTTTTGGCTATAATAGTAATATTTGTTTGTTTGTTTTTTATTATTGACAGAATAATCACATTGAAAAGGTTGGAAATAAACCAAAAAGAATGGGATGAATATTCGGCAGGAAAATCCCTTAAATGGAAACTTGATAATTTCGTGGATTTTTCGATTGAGAATAAATACAAACACGGCTGGCCTTATTATTATTTTCCTAGAATGTGATATTAAAATGACATTTTTAAGAGAGTTTACCGAAATGGTAGGCTCTTTTTTTGTGTCTTAAAATCAAAGTATGAAAAAAGGTTATAGTAATCTCTATCTCTCGATAGATGACAGAGACATCATGGATGAACTAAATAAACTGGAGGAATCAAGCAATGCCGTACATGAATCCATATCAGCAATTTCAGACAGGCTATCAGCCACAGGGTTTACAAACTATGCAATCGCAAGGATTCTCACCGTCTCCTGCTGCTAACAGTGGGATAAACTGGGTATCCGGTGAAGTAGGGGCGAAGTCTTACCTTGTCGCACCGAATAGCACGGTCTTATTGATGGATAGTGACGCAACACGATTCTATCTAAAATCTGCGGACAACTCTGGAATGCCTAGCTTGCGCATATTTGAATATAAAGAGGTGTCAAACGCACCGCAGAACGCTCTACAGTCCTCAAAAACAGCAGAAATCAATCTTGACAGTAAATATGTCACGAGAGAAGAATACGACAGTCTAAAAAGGCAATATGAGGCTATCATTGATAGACTTGATGGAATGGCTGATTCCACCAACAAATCAAAATCAAGACGAGGGGGAACAGGAAATGAGCAGTCCGATATTTGACGCAATGGGAAACAGTAATAATATTCTCACCGCATATCAACAGTTCCGGCAGCAATTCCAGAATGTCAATCCGAAAGACGAGGTTATGCGGATGTTGCAGAACGGAAGAATTAATCAGCAACAGCTTAATCAGGTGCAACAGGTAGCACAGCAATATAAATCTATGTTAGGGCAATAAGTCGGGTCGACACGACTTTAGCAAATAAAAATAATCGAAGGAGATTATACTATGATGACGGACGGATTATCAGCAAGTGATGTTGCTCTTTTACAGGGCAACGGAAGAAACAACGACGGGTTCGGAGATGGTAATGGTTGGTGGATCATTCTTTTCTTTTTGTGTATGTTCGGATGGGGCGGATTCGGCGGTCGTGGATTCGGTGGCTACGGTGGTGGCTCCGGTTCTGCAGTAGACGGATATGTACTTACTTCCGACTTTGCGAACATTGAGAGAAAGATTGATAGTGTCAACACCGGAATGTGTGATGGATTCTATACTCAGGCACAGCTTATCAATGGCGTGAACACCAACATTCTGACTCAGGGCAATGCTACCAATGTGGCAATGATGCAGGGATTCAACGGTTTGCAGACTCAGATCGCAGATTGTTGCTGCCAGAGCCGCTATGATGCACTGCAGAACGCTAACACCACCAACAATGCGATTCAGAGTGGCTTCTGCCAGACGAACTATAATAACTCTAACAACACTAGAGATATTATCGAAAGCCAGAACGCAGGAACCCGTGCAATCCTTGAGGCTATCCAGGCTAACAAGGTGGAAGCACTCAATCAGCGCATTGCTGAACAGAATCAGCAGATCAATTCCTTGCAGCTTGCGGCATCTCAGAGCGCACAGAACCAGTACATCGTAAACCAGTTAAGACCCAGTCCTACACCGGCATACGTGGTACAAAACCCGTACTGTTGCTGTGGACAGACTTATGCCGGGTATTATAACGGTACCACAATTGCATAGCGAGTAATCGGAGCGTAAGGCTTATTCGGGAATAGGGTGTGCCTGCGGGTGCGCCCTTTTTCTGACAGAAAGAGGTGAATATTATGTTTTTAGGACGAGTAACGGGATGGACTTCTGTGGTTGGACAGTATATCCCATTCCAGACTGTAAAAAATACCAACAGTAAAATCACAAACAGCAACGGCCTTTTATCTCTGCGGACTGGCGGTCTGTGGGACATTGATGCCGCACTTACACTGTCCGGGGTTGCCGGGAATGTTGTTGTGTCGGTACTGGCAGACGGTGTTGCTACTGGAGCGACAGTAACAGCCACCACCACAGCGGCGGGATTTGTGACGGTGCCGATTGTAGATGCAATCAGGACCGTACTGGCGCAGTATCCTAATGTTGCGAATGTTGGTTTGCAGATTGATACTGCCGGTGTGACAGTAAGCGGCACTCTGCGTGTCGAGAATGTGAGGTGAGCATGATGAGACATGACAAGATGTTAGATGTAATTTGCGAGGAAATCGACAAGATTGCGGATAAAGGGTTGACCACTGGAAATCTCGATACCGCATTCAAACTGATTGATATGTACAAGGATCTCAAGACTGTTGAGAACATGGAAGAGTACGATGATGACCGATACAGCCAGGCAAGAGGACGGATGAGAGCCAAGAGAGACAGCATGGGAAGGTATTCTCGCAGATACGATGATGGGAACTCATATGATGATGGTGATTACTCTGAGAGAAGATACATGGACAGCAAGCGGATGTACCGAAATGACCATTCTATGGCCAGTAAGCAGAGTATGCTCGCAGATCTCGAGGACTTTATGGGAGACATGCACAACAAACTGAAGGAACTTAAGCGTGATGCCGACACACCGGAAGAGCGTGAGACCATTGACAAGTACATTAAGATGCTTGATAGAATGTAAAATTAGAAGAGAGCAGGTAAAACTGCTCTCTTTTTGCTAAAAATAACATGCGATATAAAAACACTAGATATTTAATATTTACATAAAATAACAAGTGTGATAAAATTAAATCGCAGGCATTCTTATATTCTTTCAAACCTCTCCTGAAGGCGAAAGCCCTGCGTGATAGTTTAATGGCAAAAACTGCACTATGGAAATGGTGCAATATCGGTTCGATTCCGGTTCACGCGGTTCGGTCGGCAGACCTAAAATGACAAGCATACACAACAACATGGTCGATGGTTACAGACCTAAAACAACCTAATATGGAGGATTGTATGAAAACAGAGGAATTAAAAGCACAGGGATTAACTCAGGAACAGATTAATTTTGTCATGGCTGAGAACGGCAAGGATATCGACAAGATTCAGAAGAAGCTGGACGATATGATCGCGGAGCGTGACAAGGAAAAAGGCAGGGCAGATTCCGCAGAAGAGACCTTAAAGGGTTTTGACGGGGTTAATGTTGATGATCTTAAAAAGTCCATTGCGGACTGGAAGAAAAAGGCAGAAGATGCAGAGAAAGATTATAAGCAGAAGATTGCTGACAGAGATTTCGATGATCTTCTGAAAGAAGCTATCAAATCTGCCAACGGTTTGAATGAAAAGGCTATCATGGGATGCCTTGACATTCCCACTCTGAAAGCATCCAAGAATCAGAAATCTGATATTGAAAGTGCTATTAAGGCTCTGTCAGAAGCTGAGGACAGCAAGATGCTGTTTAAGGCAGAGAATAGTGCTACTCCCCATTTTACAAGCGTAAATAAGGGTGGTAACAATGGTAGCGGCATCAAATCCAAGGATGATATCTATGCTACCGATGACAAGGGAAGATTCAAGTATACACCGGAACAGCGCGCACAGCTGATCGCGGATAATCCTGGTCTCTTCCAGTAACCTATCTAACTGGTTCGCAATTTGAGCGGATCACTGACCAACAAAAATTATTGGAGGTATTTATTTATGGCAAACATTACCACAGCCGCAGAAGAGAATCTGATCAAAAATGCCAACCTTGCGACAGCAAGACAGATTGATTTTGTGTCCAGTTTTGGCTATTCCACCAAGAAACTGATGGAACTGCTCGGTGTCATGAGATTGATTCCCAAGCAGGCAGGCACTCTGCTTAAGAGACACACAGTAACTGGTACTCTTCAGAGTGGTGCTGTTCCTGAGGGTGAGATCATCCCCCTGTCTCAGTACACCACTACCGATATTCCTATCGGTGAGATCACCCTTGACAAGTGGAGAAAAGCCACTTCCGCAGAAGCCATTCTGGACAAGGGATATGATCAGGCGGTAAATGAGACCCGGACCAAGATGTTGCAGGACATTCAGACCGGCATCAGAAGCGGCATTATCTCCTCTCTTACCATCTCTGGACAGCCTACCGTAACTGGTGTAGGTATCCAGGCGGCACTGGCACAGGCATGGGCTAAGTTGCAGATTGCATTTGAGAACGATAATGTTGATACGGTTTACTTTGTAAATCCTACCGACATTGCTGATTATCTAGGTAAGGCACAGATCACTGTACAGAATGCATTCGGCTTTTCCTATGTTGAGAATTTCCTCGGTCTTGGTACAGTAATCATCAACAGCGGAATCACTGCCGGAACATTCTTCGCAACCGCAAAGCAGAACATGGTTGGTTATTATGTTCCTGCCAACGAGAGCGATCTTGCAAAGGCATTCAGTTTTGTATCTGATGAGACTGGAATGATTGCAATCCATGAGTACGCTGATTACGACCGTCTGACCGCAGATGACACCATCCTGTCCGGTATCAAGATCTTTGCTGATATGACCGCAGGTGTCGTAAAAGGTACGATCACTCAGGCGGCAGCGGCAAGCCTGGGGGAATAACAGGCTATAGCTTAAGCAGATACACAGCCGAAGATCTGAATGGCATGACGGTTGCTGAAATCAGATCTTTGGCTGATAAGTTGGGCTATAGCATAACAAAGACAAAGAAAGCAGACATTATTGACGAGTTTTTGGCACAGCAGGGGTAAATCATTATGTATGTAGACTATGAGTTTTACAAAACGTTATACAGAACCACTGTTGATGAGACGGTTTTTAATCGGCTTATTTGGAACGCTGAAAAGCTTGTCAAGAATGCTGTGACAGGTGTTGATGGTAGATGCAAGTTGGATTTTGCATTCCCGGATGTGGCATACGATGCTGAAGCGGTCAAACGCTGTGAATGTGCTTTAGTGGACATAATGGCAAAGATTGACAAGGCAGAAACAGAAGCAGAGGGCAATAAAACCATAAAATCCAGAACCGCCGGAAATGAGAGTATCTCTTATGATACCGGAGGCGGTCTGATAGGAAAGGTCTTGTCAGACAAATCTGCACAAACAAGACTATATGCGGATACCATCAACGAATACCTGAGAGGTACAAAAGACAAAAACGGAGTAAATCTTCTGTTTGGTGGAGCATATCCTTATTATGTGGAGGTATAAAACATGGATTTTGGAATTGCAAGCGTGGCAGCTATTACGGTGATTTGCTATCTTGTATCACAGGGAATCAAAGCCACGAAAATTGACAATAAGTGGTTGCCTGTTATCAGCGGTCTTGTTGGCGGAATCCTCGGTGTTGTTGGACTGTATGTGATGCCGGATTTTCCGTCCAGTGACATTATCACAGCTATTGCGGTAGGAATCGTATCTGGACTAGCAGCTACGGGAGTAAATCAGATTTATAAACAGTTAAAGTAAAAGAGGTAGGGTGCTATGTATTCCGATACAGTAACGATTTTCAACCGATATGAGAGCCGTTTGGGGGATATGTGGTACCCTACTGTTTTGCATGATGTAAATGTCATGGCGGACCGTTCTGCCATTGTCCAGAAGTACGGGGAAGAATCCAAGGATAATGTGGTTCTGAATGTTCGGTACGATGCAGGAGATATGATTGCCGGGAAAAGCTATCTTACTCCAAAGGCATGGGACAGACAGACAAATGATCTTCTGCCACAGACAATTACATTCACACCGGGAGAAAAATTCGATTTCTTTTATGTTGGGGAATGGACGGAAGATCCCATTGCGGATGATAACTATGAGAACGGATTTTACGATTACATGAACAGCACCTATGACGGTGTGTATGCCGTAACTTCCGTGTCGAAACTGGGAGTTATACCGCATTTTGAGATCACGGGAAAGTAGGTGGATCATGGAAGAGAAAAAAGAAGAAGTAAGATATGATCTTGAAGGGCAAGAGGTTGTCACTACTGCTCTTATGGAACTTATCAACCAGTATCCTGGGCTGTCTCCGGGAGATTCCATCGAATACGCTACACTGGGGGATTCCAAGGGAAAAGCGGTGTTTCCGTCAACCGGAAGCGCAATTCGGCAGGAAAAGACGGATGTTACTGGCCATGTGGAGCAGACCTGTGATTACCCATTCATCGTAGTTTACCGTGCAAGCGGACTGTCAGAGAGCCGAAAGGCAAAGGTCAAGGAGTGGCTTGATAACCTTGGAAGATGGTTGGAGCGGCAGACCATAACGTTAAATGATGCAGAGTATCGTTTGGAAGAATATCCGATTCTTACGGGGGATAGGGAGTTTAAGCAGATACAGAGAGTAAGTCCGTCATACCTTGATTCTATCAACGAGGACAAGGCGGAGAACTGGATCATTAACATCACAGCAACTTATAAAAATGAATTTGACTTGTAGAAGTCGACCGGGCGGCAATATGGAAGCCGCTCGCTAACCTAATCACTCAAACAGTTATAGGTAGGAGGTTATTTTTTATGTCTAAATTAAAGCGAGAAGCACACGCACTGTATATGAAACCGGCAAGCGGTACTCTTTCCCCGGCATATTACTTACTGGGAAAAGGTATTGACGACATGAGCGTAGAAATGAATGGCTCTTTTGAGCAGACCCGCGATGTCACCGGTGATGTTTCTGTTAGCGATACGGGGTATTCTCCTCAGGTCAGTGTCGAACCGTATCACGCGGATCCGACAGATTCCATTTACGATTTTTTGAAAGATATAGCAATGAACCGCAAGTCCGGTGATGACTGCAAAGTAAAAATCCTTGAAGTACTGATTGACAAGACTGATGCCGGAAACAAGTACGATGCATGGGAAGAGGATGGCAAGGTGGAAATCACTTCTTATGGCGGTGATACTTCCGGGCTTGGTATCAATTTCAATCTTTGGTATGACGGCAACCGCACCAAAGGAACCGCAACCATTGCTGCTAAAGTGCCTACATTCACAGCGGGCGACACAGAATAAGAAAGAGAGGATGAAAGAATATGGGAAAAATCGTAGTTGATAGAGGACTTGAACAGTACACCATTGAGGACAAAAACGGAACCGTGCTCGGTAAGTTTGAAATGAATCCTGCAGATGTGGAACTGGTCAAGCGGTATGAGCACGTAGCTGAAGCGGTGAGCCATATTGCAGACAATGTGGATAAGCGCAAGGATATTGTGGACATTGTGAAAGAAATGGAAGAAGAACTGGATAAGCAGATTGACTATCTGTTCAATTCTAACGTATCGCAGAGTTTCTTCTCCATCACATCCCCGTTTACTGTTCTGGCTAACGGTGAGTTTTTTGTGGAGAATGTGCTAAATGCTATCGGCAGCCTGATTGAAGCAGAGACTGGCAAGCGGTTTGAAAAGGTGCAGACCAAAATCAACCAGTATACCAGTAAGTACCATAAGTGAGGTTTGGAATGAATCTATGGGAATTGCCTACATCCGTGACAGCAAACGGACATGAATATCCTATCAGGACAGATTATAGGGCGGTGTTGGATGTGCTGACCGCCCTATCTGACAAGGATATGACCGGGGATACACCGGCAGAAACAAATTACATCCAAAGTGAGATTATCCGGCAGATCATGTTTGAGGATCCCGACAGCATACCTGATGAGGATTTGGAAGATGCATTCAAAGGTGTTGCAGAATTTATTGACATGGGTGTCGAAAAGACGGACAAACCAAGTCCGCGGGTAATGGACTGGGAGCAGGATGCAACACTGATCATCCCGGCAGTAAACCGTGTGGTTGGTAGAGAGATCCGTGCAGACAAATATATGCACTGGTGGACATTTCTGTCAGCGTACATGGAGATAGGCGAGTGTACTTTTACTCATATCCTATCCATCCGACAGAAAAGAGCCACCGGGAAGAAATTGGAAAAGTGGGAGCAGGATTACATCCGGGATAACAAGGATTTGGTACTGCTTAAGGATAAATTGACAGAGCAGGAGAAGCGGGAGCGCGAGGAAGACGAAAAGGCCCTCAAGGAACTGCTCGGATAGGCGGTGCGTGTGGCAAATAAGGTTGTAATTGATACAGATATTAACGTTGTCGATGCAAAAAAAGAAATTAAATCCCTGGAATCTGATCTAAAAAAATTAGAAGCTGAAAAGAAAAAGACGGATGAAACATTTGCCACTTATAAAGAAATGGGGATTGCACCGCATCAAAGCGAAATTAAGAAATACGATGAACTTATTGCGAAGATAAAAGAAGCAAAGAACCGAATTGCAGAACTTCAAGCCAGTATCGCAGAATCCAAAAATGTAGGGACCGGTGCAGAGGATAAAGCACAACAGATAGAAAAAATAAAGACTGCATCTGACAGAGCATCAAAATCCATCCGCAAGATGGGGAATTCTGCCAAAAAGAGTAAAGCTGGGTTCAACATTGGTCTGAAATCCATTCTGAAATATGCATTCGGAATCCGCAGTCTGTTTGTACTGGTAAATAAGTTGCGTTCTGCGCTTGTTGAAGGCTTCAAGAACCTTGCTCAATTCAATGATGGTGTAAATCCTACCAACACGGCATTAAGCAACCTTAAATCGGCTCTCACGCAGTTAAAGAATAGCTTCGCTGTGGCATTTGCGCCGATTCTGACAGTAATAGAACCGATTCTGACAAGGCTTATCAGCTTGTTGAGTACTGCCATGAACTATGTCGGGCAGTTTTTTGCAGCACTGACCGGAGCAAGTACCTTCACAAAGGCTATCAAAGTGCAAGAGAACTATGCAAAGAGCCTTAACGGGACCGCGGCGGCGGCAAAGAAAGCAAAAGGATCACTGGCAAGCATTGACGAACTGAATAACCAGTCCAAGCAGGACAACAGCGGTGCAGGCGGTACGGTGTCTCCCAACGATATGTTTGAGGTTGCACCGATTGAGAGTAAGATTGCGGGATTGGCAAGCAAACTGAAATCCATCCTTGATCCGATAAAAGAAAGTTTGCAAAACTGGTTTAAGAATATTGATTTCCAACCGCTGATTAACAGCTTTGAAAAATTAAAAAAAGCCATTGAGCCATTGGTAGATAATATTGGGGACGGTCTGCTGTGGCTGCTTGAGAATGTTTTAGAGCCACTCGGTAGCTTCGTGATTGAAGATGCACTCCCGGCATTTTTTAATCTGTTGGCCAGTGCAGTAGAAGCTTGCAATAAGGCATTTGAGGTAATCTCTCCGTATCTGAGTGAGATTTGGAATGAAGTGTTTGCTCCATTTGCAGCATTCCTCGGAGAGACATTTGTTGGAATATTGAACGATGTGTCTCAATTTTTCTCCGACATGGGAGATATGTTTGTGGAAAAATCGGAAGAAATTGGAACCATATTTGAGTTTCTGAAAACCGTATTGAACCTTGTGTCAATAAAATGGAAAATATGCATCCAGTTAATGTCAGGACAGTTAAAGCCTTTTTTGACAATGGTCAAAAACATAATATCCCATGTCATTGATATCTTAAGCGGTTTGATTAAATTTATCACCGGGGTATTTACGGGAAACTGGAGACAGGCATGGCAAGGTGTGAAAGATGTACTTAAGGGCATCCTCAATGTCATCATTGATATCGTTGAGGGAAGCATTAACAGAATCATCGGTGCACTGAATGCAATTAGTTTTGACATCCCCGATGTCGTTCCCGGCATTGGTGGAAAGCATATCGGATTTAGCATCACACCAGTATCATTGCCCCGTTTGGCCAGTGGTACGGTTGTTCCCAGGCAGTCAAGAGAGTTTGCCGCTATACTGGGCGACAACAACAAAGAGACTGAAGTGGTGTCTCCTCTGTCGACCATGAAACAAGCTATGGTTGAAGCATTGCAAGAGAGTGGATATTACCGGCAGAGTGAGAGTGGAGACATTGTTATAAACATTGACGGTCGGGAAGTGTTCCGCGTTGTAAAGAAACAAAATGACAGCTATATTGAACGCACCGGCAAAAGTGCATTTCAGTATTAAGGAGGTGTAAGTTATGTATTCCGGGTATTTATTAAGAATAGGAAATGACACATTTCCTATGAAATATATCTCCGAAAAAACTTACACCGCCTATGCATCCGTGCAGGACCTTGATTCTTACCGGGATGCAAACGGTGTACTCCATCGGGAAGCACTGTCTCATGTACCTATTAAAGTAGAATTTGAGACAAAACCACTTGACAATGTAGAATATGCGGAAATCATGCAGATGATCAGCAAAAATTACATAAATGAGTTGGAAAGAAAGGTCTCTGTGACTGTGTTTATCCCTGAGAAAAATGATTATGTCACCCAGGAAGCATATATGGCAGAGCCGCAGCCTAAAATCAGCGTAATCTCGGGCAATAAAATTCAGTATGAAAAATTGCGCATGGCATTTATAGGATATTAACATGGTAAATTACAAATACGAAAATCTGTTTGCGGAAAATTCCATAAAGAGAGAGATCAAGATTGCTTTTGAAGGTGGCAGTCTTGGCAACGATGATCTGCACAATGAGGAGTTTACTCTAACAGAGGGATTATGCTCTGAAAATGAGTTGCGGTTTGGCTGCTGCGAAGCATCGGAGTTGAAATTCCGTGTAACAAATGCGGTTGGCTCTCTGAAAAACAGAAAAATAACTGTATCATCTATAATGGCAAGGCACACCGATTCCCCGTTTCAATTTGGTAAATATACGGTTGAATCAGATGCAAAGTCGGGAGACCGTAGGTATCGTGATATCACTGCATATGATCAGATGCATGATGTGGCAAACGCAGAAGTGTCTGCTTGGTATAACGGATTATCTTTTCCTCTGCCACTGTTGGATTTCCGCAATAGCTTCTGCCAGTACATGGGGATTGAACAGGAGACAATAAGCCTTGCGAACGATGCAATGATGGTTGCGGAGACCATCAAACCAAGCGAGTTGTCCGGGAAAACAGTATTAGAAGCAATCTGCGAGATAAACGGGTGCTTTGGACATTTTGGTAGAGACGGAAAGCTGCATTATGTCCATCTCAAAAAAATAATAAAAGGATTGTATCCTCAAACAACGCTGTATCCTCACAACGGTCTTTATCCGCACGGATCAAAAAATGTATCCAAGGTATCCAACAGCAGTTATATCTATTGCCAGTATGAGGATTACATCTGTCAAAGCATTGATAAGTTGCAAATCCGGCAGAATGAGAATGACATTGGTGCTGTCTCCGGCACGGGTAATAACTGCTATGTGGTAGAGAATAACTTTCTTGTATATGGTATGTCTGCAGAGGATTTGCAGACCGTAGCAAATAATCTTCTGCCGGTGATTAGCGGTGTGTGGTATCGCCCAGCCCAAGTAGTTGCAAGGGCAAACCCATGTCTTGAAGTCGGAGACGGAATTATGCTCAATACCCGTGAAGCGGATGTTTATACATATATCTTGCAGCGGACACTGACTGGAATACAAAATATCCGTGACAGCTATTCTGCTGAGGGAGAAGAGTATCGTTCCAAGCAGGTCAACGGAGTTATGAGTGATATCAAGCAACTCCGCGGCAAGACTAATGAGTTAGAGCGTAATGTCGAAGAGACACGGTCTGAAATCAAGGATGTTGAAAGCGGACTGGATACAAAGATTACACAAAATGCAGGGAAAATTGAAGCAGAAGCGAAAAGGGCAACAGATACAGAAGTAGAATTGGCGGCGGCAATCTCCGTTCAAGCTGACCAAATCAAGTTGAAAGTTTCCAAAGGTGATGTCAGTTCGCAGTTGAGCGTTGAGAGTGGACAAGTAAGCATTTCCGGTAATCGGTTTGTATTGGACTCCACAAACTTTTCTATTTCTTATGATGGAAAAGTCACTGCGAAAAGCATTGATATAACCGGAGGAACTATCAATTTACAATCAGCATCACAAGATTATAGTACGATTGTGTTAAATTACAGTAATTACACGTTGGGTATGGACGGAGCAGGAATAAGAGCAAGTCGTAGTTCTGATTCGACTATACTTACAGCAAGTGGAATTACAACTACTGGAAGTTTGAAAGCTAAGAATTTGTATGTTGATAACATAAATACGCAAAGTGTCACAAGCGGTACTATTAGCATAGGAAACAATGTAAAAATATCCGGTGATACTGAACTTGCAATAGGGCACACACACAAAATCAATGGAACTCTTAATATAGATGTTAACGGACTATCAATTAATGCCCCTGCTTTGAATATAACATCTACTGGTGGAATAAGTGTAGGGAAATCGCTTGGATATTTAGGTTTTTTTGGAATACAAGGTTCTACCAAGAAAACTGTAAGCAAAATATCGTCTACCAGTACAACAGCAGCTTCTACGGTTGCAAACAAAGTAAATGACCTTATAACAGCATTGCAAGCGTATGGATTGATAGGATAGGAGAAGCAGCATGAATAGTTTAGAAATCAGAGAATTTGAACAGTCAATCATAAATCTTTTTAACGAATGTGGTCTCCCGATGGAGATTAAGCGGCTAATTGTGAATGATATTGCCGGGCAGATTAACAGAGCCGCAGATAATCAAATCAATGTAGAGTTGGCAGAAAGAAATAAAGAAAAAGAAAGCGAGGTTTCTGCAGATGGCAATGACAAAGCAGTTTGTGAAAACACAGTGGAATAACGACAGAGAGCCTGCGATCACCGCAGAGCAGCTGAACCGGATTGAAAAAGGTATAGATGTCAACGACACACGCATTGTAGAGTTGGATAAGGCTGTCACGGCAAATAAGACTGCCGGTGATAAAAGCCTTGCAGAAGTGAACAAGACCTTGCAGAAGCACACCGAGGATATCACGGCTGTGAATAATGAGTTGACATCTCAAAGCAAAGCCATCGGGGAGTTATCAGACAAGAAAATCACGAAATTCTATGCCAGTTCGCAGGGAGAAATCACACTGAACGATTCTGACAACGGCAAGATGCAGGACATGATGCTTTACGGCAAGAGTGAGCAGAAGCAGTATAGTGGGAAGAATCTGCTGAATTTTGCGGGAGCTAAAGGTGGCACAAATAATGGAATAACAGTTACTGTGCTTGACGATAACAGTTATTCTTATGTAGGAACAGCTACAGGTAGCAGTATAAATGTTTGGCTATTCGGAGCCTACAATACAGCAACATCTGTTTTACATTTAGATAAAGGCATTTATTATGCAAAAGGTGTTAATCTATACATTGTTTCATCCGGTTCCAGTGGATGGGTTAATGGTCGTGATGGAGGATTTTATACTGTACCAGATGGAGGAATTGATTTTTGTGGAATAAGAGCTGTCGCTGCAGTAGCAGGAATGACTTACAATGAAATAATATATCCTTATATTGTAAAAGTAGATAATACAGATACCATACCTGACTGGGAGCCATACGTTGGAGGCATCCCAAGTCCCAACCCTGACTATCCACAAGAGATTAAGAGCGTGGTGAATCCGACTGTGAAAGTGACGGGGAAGAATCTGCTTAACCCCACGTTACAGACCAAGACAGTAAACGGGGTTACGTGCACTAACAACGGTGATGGGACGTATACACTGAATGGAACTGCTACAAATAACACAACATTCTATGTTAGAGGTAACATTCCAGCCGATGGAAAAACATACAGAATTGTCGGATGCCCTAAAGCAATGAGCTTGAACACTGCATACGTTGATTTTTCTAATAATATAAATAACGCTCGCAAAGATACTGGAAATGGAACAACAATTTCGTTAACTGGAGGATACAAATATACAGTTGCCATAGTTGCTATAAATGGATATACATGCAAAAATCTCGTCTTTAAACCCATGATTGTAGATGCTGATAAATACCCGTCCGTCACCTACGACGATTTCGAGCCCTACCGTGAGCAGTCCGTCACGCTCACAGGCATCACACTGAACGCAATCCCCGTGTCAAGCGGTGGCAATGTCACGATTGACGGTCAGCAGTACATTTCCGACTACGTGGATGTGGAGCGTGGGAAGATAATCCGAAAAGTAAGAAAAATGATTCTTAAAGGATCGGAGAATTGGTCTGTAGAAGCTGATGGAAAGATAGAGTCTCATAGAATGTTCACAGATGTTTCTAAAAATTATGCTGCAATCGTTCATCTTTCTTCTAGCATTATAGGAGCTCTTTGTTCTCACTTTATTGAGACATCTGCTGATGCCACATGGAATGCTACTCAAAAAAATGCATTTTCGTTTGGTGCTAATGGGATAAGACTGCACGTGAGAAAAAAAGGCGTACTTACAGTAGATGAATGGAAATCATGGCTCAATGATAATAACATCACGGTTTACTATCCTCTTGCCACTCCCATCGAGGAATCCATCTCGGAAGAACTGGCAGAGAAGCTGAAAGCCTTGCAGACCTACTACTCGCAGACCAACCTCTTTATCACGTCAAACCAACTTGACGGCTATGCGATTTTTAACTACCCTATCAGCCTTGCAAACGGGTGGAACTACGTCAAACAGCAGATAGGTGACACTCGTGATTACATCTACGACATGGACTTGCAATCGTCACAAGCCTACGTCAACAGCGAATATGCCGTTGTGCTCACAGAATTGGAGGTATAATACGATGCTTTTTAAGACACTTATGAAATTGAAAGAAAAGACAGGATTGACCGAAGACCTCAAAGGCAAGATTGATGTGTTTTTTGCAGTCGGCAGAATCACACAGGACCAGTACAACGAACTGATGGGGATTGAAACCGTGACGGAAGAGGACTTACCACTAAGCGAATAAAAGGAGGATGCAAATGAAAAATGGAAATGGATTAGTTGAATATGCAAAGGTGCATCTTTGCACTCCGTATTTTTACGGAGCCAAGATTCCAGAAGGTGCTCTGACGGAACGTAAAATGAGCACCATGCACACTATGTATCCCAAGGTGGTCACAAAAAATTACATGACCAAGGCAAGGCGAAAAGGGCAAGTCGGCAAGGTCAATGTGGACTGCTCCGGTCTGATTGCCGGTTACCGACAACTTAACATCGGCTCCTATCAGCTGTATCAGACCGCGTACACACGGATGCCGATTGCAAAGATCAATGATTTTGCGGTAGGAACTGTCCTTTGGAAATCCGGGCACGTAGGAGTTTATATCGGCAAGGTTAATGGTGTCGCAATGTGCATCGAAGCCAAGGGAATCAATTACGGTACGGTGCTGACCAAAGTATCCTCTACCAAGTGGTTGTACGGTCTTACCTTCAGGGACATGACATATACCTATGAGACCAAGGTGCCCGGAACATGGAAGGGAACGAACCCTTACACAGAGCCTACCATGACGGTAACCAGTAAGGCACAGGCAAGGAAGAAGAATATCAAGGTATTTATTTCCGCGGGTGAGGGTGTCAAGTGGATTCAGTGGGAACTCATGGAAGCTGGCCTGTTGACAGAAGCTGACATTGACGGTATCTGCGGTCGTAAAACCGTAGCAGCTATCATTAAATATCAGAAGTCTTGCAAGATCACAGCAGACGGACTGGCGGGCAAGACCACAAGAAAGTATCTGGCAGCATAAAAAGCAATCCCCCATCGGAGCAGATCCGGCGGGGGATTTTATGTACTGCCTTAATTGTTGCTTGCTCA